GGGGGGGGGGGTGCGGCTTGGTGAAGGCCGGAAAGGCGGGGCTGAAAGCCTCGCGACGCATGATTACGGGCTTTGATATGCCCAGAGTGTGCGTCAAGTAGGGAGTCTGAGTGGATGGCTCCACAACGAGACGGTTGTCCGCCACACTAGGCGTCACGCGTCCGTCGCTCTCCCGGAGGTTCATCAATAGCGACGTAGTGTCCATGGGCAGAGTGTCTCTAATACACCGCTCATTTACACTGTCCACTCGCAGATCAATGTCCTCATACCCTTCTAAAATCTTGCCTACATAAATCTCAGCATGATTGAGAATGCGTTCCTCTAGGGTCACCTGGTTCGCAATGCTGATGGGGGGAAACCCAATGGCCCCCATAGCTATGCGCTCCCGCATTGTTTCGTCAACGCGGTAAACGGCAGGGAAAGGACCGTTGGGTCGTTCCTTCCAAGCATCCAAATAGCTCTCCCAATTCTTAAAAGGTCGAACATGATTGGTCGCACGTGCAATACGCCATACCACAGCAGCTAGGACTGGATGATGGGGTGATTGGTGGTGCAGGCTTAGGGCGGCCTGGCGCAATAACCAGAGCTGCTTACCCCTGCGCAAGTTGTGTCCTTTCTTCACCCAGAAGATGGATAACGCCCTGCCCACGTTCAAGTACCTGCGGCCTCCCTGCCACAGGGTTCTGAGGAAGTCAACATCCCCAGCGCGTGTCCCATCGACCTCTGACGAAAACTTGATCCCCAACAAAGCCATGTTATCCTTGGTAACTGCTTTACGTGTATCACCGATCACCAGTCCATCGTCGCCTTCAGCAATGATTTGTGGTTTGATCAAGGTGTCCACTGGGGGGAAATTTGTGTTGTCAGAGGGCAAGAGCTTTCCTGCTCTGCCATCGCGCTGGGCTTGCTGATACAAGCTCAGACAGAATATAGAGAAAGAGATATTCAGAATACCGTTTCCAGCTGAAGTGATGAAATCCCCAGAATTGCGTGTGTCGCACTCGAAAATTCCCCACCTGCTGTGCAGCTTCCTCTCCTGGTACTGTGGCCCCATGAAGTAGTGCTTCCTGTAAGCAGCTTCAACTAGAGGCAAACCAGCCTTCATCAGGAGGTCTGTGAAAACCTTGTTCTCTATCTTGCGCAGTTCGTGGATCATGCTGCTCTCGAAGGATGACACATCAGTCACCATTGCGCCCTGGGCTGAGAAGAACTCAACTTGCGCTGCCATGCCCTCCATTGACAGACCCTTGATCTGATATTCGGACAGTGGCCCCGCGTAGAGGGCATGGATGACTGGTACCATCTGTATCAACTCCATTAACATGAGATCAGACATCGTCATGATCATCCTTGGGCGACCGCGCACGCCCTCAGCACCTAAGTCCTTGACGTTTGACTCGAACTTGATAAAACAACTACAGCGAAGATATGCTTTCAATTCGCTAGGTTTCATCAACCCTTTGCAATACCGCTCATAGGACTCCACCTTTGTGTCGATGAAGTGCTGTGATCTCTTACCTCGATACACCTCCCTAAAACAATCTATATTGGACTGCTCAAAAGAACCGCTACGAGAGAAATCCCCTACATCCGTTCGCGCAAGGATGTCATCAAAGAAAGCGCCTCCAACTTCTTGGCACTTTGCAATGGCCGCATGGTCCACAGCTGGATCTTTACTCATCATCCTACTGTACCAAGCATTGAGGAGCGTGTCCGAGTCTGTGAGACCAAAAGCTCCGGCACTCACCAGTCCCCTGTCAGTCATAAGGACACCTAGTGGCGCTGTGGCACAGATGGCTCGCTTCGCATCCATGCGCTTGTACACAGGGGTCGTCCTGTCCGTGTGCACGTGGTTGCCCCCACCCATTAAACCGCGCCACTGGTTTGCAGCCACCATCACCGGATCGGGCACATGTGCTTCCCGTCCCGGGTGATTGTACTGAACCAAGCCGATGGTACTCACCTCCCGCGAAGAGATTTCTCCAAGCGACTTGGCGAAAAACGCACATGCGCGCTGAGTTGAGACCCAATCGGCCACTCTGTTCGAGGAATAGTTGGCGCCTCGCAACATTCCAAGTGTGTTCATAGCCATTAGAGGGCTCTTGTTCACTGAGTGCAGTTGGCTCATCTCCTTCGTGATGACTTTGTAGCGTTGGGCCAGTATGAGGTAATCCCAGTTGATCCACGGTATACCCAACATTCTCACGTTGAGCGCATAGTGGCGCTCCTCGCAGAACGGGATCCATAGCCTAGCAACCAGGTCCTCTCGAACCCTGACGTACACCTCCTGATGCGTTAGCGGATCTCTCCCGTCGACGACATTGCGCGTGTCGTCGTCGTTGCTCGCTTTCAAGTGGTCTGTAAATGTCATGGTCTTCTGGATGGTGACGGCAGGGGCCACTATGGCCGTGACCGCCAGCTCCACAGCTTTGGCGGTGAGGGCAGTGGCAAGACCCCCCAGGACCACTGTTGCCACCAAATGGGGCGCCGCAATTGCGGCGAGACCCCACTTGGCGGCCCAGGAAGTAGCCGCGAGACCAGCACACCAACCCGCAGCTTTGAGGACGGTTGATATGTAGCTCCCGCTGGCTCCCCACACCTCGTATTGATGCACTTGCCCAGATAGATCTGTTTCCTCATGATTTCTCGAATGGGGATGCAGTCCCAGCAGGTAGTGACCAGGAGGTTCTTCTGGCTGCGGCTCGTCCGGGCCTCGCTCCGGTGGTGGATCTCCTTCTCGCTCTGGTACGCCGTCTTGCAGTCGGGGCAGTTCAATTACAAGTTCCTTGCGAATTGGGGGCACTCGAGCGATGTACTGAGCATGGGTCTCATATCCTAACACCACCCATTTCCACTCCGGGGCGTTTTCGTACGACTGTATCACATTGTGGTCCAACGTTGTGATGCGCAGATTCACACCTCTCATGGCTGCCCAGCGTCTCAGGAAATGCTGGGACCCCACTGTGCGCACGATGTCTGCTGGCGGCCCGAGTACTTGAGCGGCGTCCCTGTAGACGCCTGGCTTGCGCTCTATGAGGATAGCGGTATCTATGGCTGTGAGGCCACAAAACGGCTCACCCTGACAGTCGAACCAACTGGCTGGCTCAATTGCCCTGGCTGCTAGCGTCGCTTGGTTCGGGTAGTCTGAGCAGAGATAGGATTCCACTACGTCATCCCAAGCCATTGCCTCCATTGCCATCTGAAGCTTGATCTCAGCCTGTAGAGCGTCATCCTCATCGTCGCCGCCAATGGCAACATCAGCGGCATCTGCAACACCTGGCTTGTCCTTAGCCTTCGCTTTTCCCCTGTCCTTGGGCTTAGACTTGTCCTTGGCTCTGTCCTTGGACTTTGCCACGTCCTTAGCCTTGGCATTTTGCTTGGCTTTGGACTTGGCTTCGCGGCCATGATCCACCTCGACCTTGACGTCCATGTGAGATGGTGCATCATTGATCAGACGAGCTAACCGATCCCTCAACTCGTCCATCTTGCTCACCTCCTCCGTCGTGCCACGAGCAGCGATGGACGATCGATCAGCCTGACCAGCTGCAGGAGCAGAGCCCGTATTGTAGACGTAACGGTGCTGGATGGGCGGAACAACAGGAGGAGGGCCAGAGGCGTCAGCCACGCGCCGCGCTTGACCTGAACGTGGAGCTGCTCTAGCTGCGACGCTGGGCCTGGACGGCTCCAGAGCTGGGGCGGGGAAAACATTGCTCGGACCGATTTTAAACGGCTTGGCTCTGCTGGCTTTCGATTTGCCACCCTGACCAACTACCGCCCTTGAACATCGCTGGTCTTGCTTCGCCCCGACGTGCCTCGTGCTCATGGCCCCTCCACCACCTCCTCCGCAGATCTCCATTGGCGCCATTCCGTCATGATCAACGGGTGTCACCTCCCTCTCGCAGGTGAACCAAGTATCCGTCACTGACTCCCCCTCGGCCCAACACATGGCGCGCTTGCGCTTGTGTTGTCTAGTGGCTGGCCGATTTTTGGGAGGTCTAGATTCGAGCACCCAGCTTTCATTCACCAGCCGGTAAGTGAATAACCGGGAAAATCGGCGCAACTTGAACAATGTCACCTTGCTGAGGCGGCGACGCCTACCCGCAACAAACCGACACCCGCAATGCGAACAGAACTTGTGATCATCTGTTCCAGTGAACGAACCGTTTGGACCGTTCAGTGACGCTGATCGCTCTCCCTGGGCATCTCTCCAGGTGGTTAAAGCGGGATAGAGCGGCTTTTTGACAACGACATTGGCGCTTTTCACTGCACCGACATTTCGCCAAACCCGGTCCAGAAGTGCCGTGGTCTTACGCTTGGCTTTGGCCCGTCCCTGCATGATGGAGGTGGCTGGTAGAGGCTCAGACGGCTCGGCGTTAGACGCTAGCCAGGTCCTAAGGAAAGGGACCACTGTGGCTCTGGTCTGCCGGATGAAGCTGTCCCCGAGCGTCGCGAAGAGAATCCTGAAGACGGCGTTGACGTCGGTCTGCTCGACTGGACACACGCGCTTGCGCGGTGCAGTCTTGTTCTGACGCGCCTTAGCCGCTATGTCGGCAATGTCCCGGGATTGTTTGATGAGTTCTGCCGAAAACCAGAAGCGGAAAACAACTGCCCGAACGTCTATACGCATCGGTCTCATGAAATTGTATCCATCTAGATCTGACAAGATGTTCCTGACATCATCACTCACAAAATCCCCTCTCTTGCCCATATAGCGTGGCTTGCGCTTGCCTTCGGCTCCCCGCTTGGCGTCGGGTCTGAGTACCACATCATCCTGCTCCAGGAGAGAAGACTTGCCGCCAGTCTTCTGGATGTCACGCATTCCCATAAACGCAACATCGTTAGCGCTCTTGGACGCTTTCGCAGTCGCCCTCTCACGTTGGGCGATACTGCGCGCTGCGGCTGCAGCGCCTGCACTGGTGATTGGCGTCGCATCCAGCTTGCGATTGCCAACAGTCATCGACTCTCCATCCAAAGACATGAACTTGCCCTGGGGCTTTCTGACATGTTTCTTAGATGATCCCATAGTGCACTTTGATTGCTCACAAGAAGTGTGAGCCGCTGTACTTACAGCTTTAACCCTTTGTAGTCAACGGATGGTAAGGGTAACCACCCGAGGCTCGTCGGTTTTAGACCCCGACTGGTCACTGGAGGGTCACTAACCCGTCGTCTCTGTTACTTATTTAAGTATTCATGTCATTATGTGATGAATTTATTTTTATTTTATTTTCTTT